GGCGCCAAACGATTGCCCTAAAGGAGTCTTTCGCGCGCGTGCAATCGCTGCCGTACTCGCCCCTGTAACAGCGGAACAGCTTCAGTATCAATGAATACCTCGTTTAAATCAGGGTCAAAATCTCCATTCATTTCAGCAATCTCCTTTTTACGTGGTCAGGGGCCTTGGTTGACATAACCACAAATCCTTTGCGGTGAGGGGTGTATACCATTCGCGTTTCTCGCTTAAACGAGGTGGCGATGGTGGTTCTGTTCTCTAAAACGCCACGCATATAGCAAATCATCGCTAGCGGAATAAGTCGTTGAATTTCAAGCGCACACTCAACCAATCCTTCTTTTCCTCCGTGACTAGCCTCCTGAACGAGTTTATCCATGAGTTCATCCAGTTTTTGATCATCGTTGTAACGAGTATAAGCCTCAACGAGTTCCTTGCGAGAAATGCCAGCGGAATTGTCGGCATCCAACTCAAAACAAAAAGTGCTGCGCTCCCTGTTTTTTTCCGCGAGCGTAAACCCAGCCATTTCATTCTTGAATGGAATTCCTAAGCTAGCCAGGCACACCGCCAGCTTAAAATCTTCGGTCTCATAGTATTTTTCGCCTGTCATTAGGTGATTCCAGGATGCCTTATTGCGTTGATTGTCAGCTTGTTCCAGTCTTCGCGTGAATAAGTTTCAATTACCTCGGTGACGTATACCCCGCCAGTGCTTACCCCGTGGGCGCTGATTAAGTTGGCCACGGTGATCGTTGCGGCAAGTGTTGCAGACGCCAACCCAGCGGTGCCAGTCTCTCCGTTGATCGTGATCTCGCACCTTGGGTTCTTATGGGCAAATCCTTCATGCTCACCTTGTCGGCTCAAGCGAAAGACTTCGTCGTTCATGTAGTTGAAGTCAACCGATTCCACTTGTAGTCCAGTTTCATCGGAGCCCACTCCAAACTGCATGCCCGTTGCGTTTACTAGTGTTACTGCCATAATCTTAAGCGGTTACTGTTATTGTTGGATTCCGAACGGCGTCTATTGTGATCTTCTTCCAAGACTCTCTCCCTACAGAAACCGTAATCTTTTTGATCCACATGTCTCCAGTTGTAACTCCATGATTACTAACTAGGTTTGCTGTAGTCAGCTTTGCAGAGAGCACCGCCGCCGCAAGCCCGGTGGTACCGGATATTTCGCCGGTTAAACTCAGCTCAAGCCGTTGATTGCGAGCGGCAAACCCAATGTTTTCGCCTGAGCCGTTGACGCGGTAGGCGTAATCCACGGCGAACCGCGAAGTGACGCTCTCAATGTCTACCCCGGTTTCGGTTGAGCATCCAAAAGTGAGGTTGCCGGGTTGCACTAGTGTGACGGCCATTATTTCAATAGGTAGGTGATTTTCTTTTCGTAAGTCCACGCTGAATCAGTGACTTGTCTGGATTCAGGTTGCTCGGCTGTGCGGATCAGCATCTCAAAGTCCTGCGCCGCCTGAGTGAAGTTTACGGTGTCAATTGTAGTCTTGGTCAGCCGCGCTAAGTAGTCGTCGAAAGTCGCTGGAGCATTGTCGTCGTTTTGCACTCTCAAAAAGATGGTGAGCTCCGCCTGGCTGTGTTCTCCAGGGTGTACGTCAGACGTAACACTCTCAGCATGAACATAAATTCGTGTCTCAGTCTCTTCGGCGTCGTGAATGCCCTTGACGATCGGCAGCGTTGCCAACACCACATCGGTCTGCAAGGCGGCAATGATCAGGCTTTCGAGTTTATCTTCAAGGGTTTGCATGGCTCAGTTTTAAAGTGGTCAAGGCGTTGTAGGGGTCGCTCTCGATCTCGTCAATTCGGTACTTTTTACCTTGATATTCAATTACTTCTCCCAGCGACAAACTCACGGCACCGGTCTTGAAGTGCAGCTCAAGGTCAGTTTCAGGGTAAACCCCGCCTAGCTGCGCCGCGTCGCTCACGCGCAAGCTGCCGACAATGGTGCTCACTATCACAGGGCTTACACCTGTAGTCTCAAAACTCTGCCCACTTTCGCCCAGCAAAAAGTCAATGTCTTCACCCGCAATTTGATTGTCGGTCAGAGTTGCCATAAGTAGCTTGCGTCGTTATAGTGATTTCGGTGGATTCAGCCTTTGAAAACGGTCAACGGGTTCCAGTGGTTTTGCCGACGGAAGAATTTGAGTTAACGCCTAAAGAACTTGAGTTTGAAAAAATGCAAGTGGCTTTCGCTGAGGTGTTTGATTATATTTTGCCACTGAAAAACAATCCGCGCTCATGGGATGCTATAAAAACCAGGTTGGCAGCGGCGTGTTACGTTATGGGGCGCACTGAAAACTTGACTCTCAGGGAGTTGGCTAAGGGCATCGGATGCTCTCACTCCGCCATATCTCAACGAGTGAATGAATTTTCTCAGCATTTTGGGGTGCCTTCGGGGACGGGCCGTTTTAGGAAACGCGCCTCTTCTTAGGTGAATTCATTTGACTACCGTAGTAATCGCTATCGCTTTTCACTGGCTCTGAATCTTGACTACGGTCGTCCTCTTTCGCGCGCTCGGCTTTACCCATGCCGACAAGCAAATTCGCTGTTGCGTCATCAACTTCAACAACTTCTCCGGGGTGGCGCCCTTTTCCGTGGACACCTACCGCGCGCGTGATCTTTACTTTGACCATTCTATTTTTCAATTGGTTAATCATTATGCAGTTACTGCGTCGGTAACAGCGGCAAAGCTCTGCGGATGCGCTATTCCGATGTCCATAAATATAGTCATTGTTATTTTTAATTGCCCTGTCCCTGCCCCGCTGTAGGGGTCGACGACAATGTCCAACCCGCCCCAGCTCGCCAAGATCAAGTCGGTAAAGTTCCCGAAGATAATCGCGCTGAGGTCGGTGCCAGTGCCTTTGGTTAAGTTACTTGGAACTTGTGTGGAGGCCGCGGCTCGGTAGCCGTTAACGCTGCCGAATATCGGGCCAGGCGCGGCGTTGTCCCAGAGGAATTGCGCGGTGTTGGTCGCTTTTTCGGTCTGTTTGAGTTTGCTTTTGGCTTGCGGGGTGGTCAGGTAAGCCAGGCTCCCAAGCAGGGCGTTATCGACACTCACTTCTTCCTCAAGCTTAACGATATGCGCCCAGGTCGGCGCGCCGCCGTTGGTGCCGATAGCCACCGCGCCAATGCCGCTAGTGCTCAGGATGCCCGTGGGGTTCGTCCCCGTGCCGTCACCGCTGATCGCTAGGGAATCTTCCGCCAAGGCCAGTGCAATGGCCAGTCGCCGGCGCATCCAGTTTTCTGCCGATACGCTACTTTGCAGCATGAATTGCTTTGATAGGTCGATCGTCATCGGCACCCGATGCGGGGTGAGGCTTACGAGATCGGTGGTCGGCGTGCCGTCAGTTGCCGCCGCGGTTTCGCCCTTGGTCGTTGCAGTTGGGGCAGTTATCTGCCTTGGAATATCCACGTTGCCAATGAGGCCATCGAGGATTGTCGCCCCTAACTGCTTGACTAGCATTGAGGCATCGAGCATGTCGATGAAGCGATCCCCGTGCAGCTCCGTGGCGATCAGGTTCCCCGCGCTAGCAGCGGAACCGGCCGTTAAGTCGCGGCGGTGCATCGCAGGTAAGTCGTTCATCGGCAGAAAGAAACCCTGCGCGGTTGCGCCGGTTCGCCTCTCGATTTCGCGGCTCATTTCCAGCTCGATCCCGTCGAGTCTCTCTTTCGGGTCTGAGAGTTGACGGATCGCCTTGAGCACAGAAAACCCGCGCATATCGCGTTCGGGAACGCCGAGGTTCAAATCCGCCTTAGTGTTGACCGCTGGCACCTCAGCCTGAGGTGGTTGCATCCGCTGTAAAATCTCCGCGCGAAACTGGTCGGCGGAAGTGCCCGCACTAATTGCCGCTTGCGCTTCTCGCTCACAACTAAATTGTTTGCCCAGATTGATAATGTCGGTAGCGCGGTTTCGCTCGCATTGGATTACTTCAATAGTCTTATCGTTGTCGTTCATAGATTTTGTTTGGTTACTAATGTCGTCCCTGTAAACCTCGGAACGTCCAACTCCTACGCTGTCATCAGCCGGGATGGAGACAATACTCAGCTCGTACGGTTCCCAATCAGTGACTCTCATGAGGGTTTTGCCACCTTCAACTTCCTCTTCTTCAACGGTGTGGATGCGGTAGCCAACGCTCAATTTGGTGCGGATGCCGTCTTGAATGTCCTGCAGGATTTCTTGCGCGGCGCTATTCTTTGAAAACCTCAGGATGGCCCGCCCTTTTTTGTCGGCGTCAAGCCAAGCTTTCTCCACAACCCCAACGTGTTGGAATGGGCTATGGTTGACGAGTACCGCCGCGCCGTTGTTGAGTCGCTCCAGCCGCACGTTCTCAGAACCGTGGAGGAGGATTTCCGTCATTTCTCTGCTCATTTCGTACGGCTCTTCACTGCTAAAGGATACTTCCAGTTGATTTTCAGCTAGTTTCTCAGCTCGAAAACTAAATGCTCGGTGGTTGAGTTGATCTTTTTTCATTTTTTTGATTTTGACAGGGGGTTTGGTGAGTTCGTTTTTTTACGCGGTGGACTTGATCGGCGTCAGTTGTAGTCCATGTTGCTCCGCTAGCTTGCGGTCGGCTTCGATCTCGCTGTAAATCTCTTCAATATCGCCGCCGCGTTCGGAAATGACGCGCCGCGCGCTGGTCAACCCGCCTTCAAGCGCTGCGATTGACGCTTTAATATCTCGTTCAGGGTCAACCCATTCCCAGCGTTTCCCTAAAAAGTATGGCCGCGTGATTTCCGCGATGCTCCGATCGCTCGGCAAAGGCACGCGCCCGCTCAGAATGGCCATGGGCAGCCAGTTTGCAAAAACGTCTTCACAAAAACAGCGGATGATTAGGCTTTGGATTGTCTTATAATATTCGCGATCCTCAAGTAGGCCAGCGCGGATGCTTGAGTAGTTAACTCCCTCAAGGTCACTGCCTAAGGATGGATAGGAGATGCCTAGCCCAGAGCCGATTCCCTGTAAAATTCCCTTTCTGAAAGTGGCGTAGGACGAACTCGGATGCGTCGGGTCGAAACCCTTGAAACTCACTCCCATCGGCAGTTCTTCGATGACTCCTGCTTCCAGCCGATCAATGAGGTCGCCGTGAATATCTTCTTCACCCTGAAATCCTTCGTTGCTCTGTTTTTCGAAAAACCCCATCTTGCTGGCCATAGCTCGCGCTGCGACAAGTTCCGCGTGTTCATAGCCTTGCAATGTTTTCAGTCGGCTAATTGCCGAGACCATCCAGGGGATGCCCCGCGTTTGGCCAATTCTTTCGACTGATTTTAAATGAATTATCTCGGCGGCGGGCACTCTCACGTGGGTCGACCCGGTGCGGCGTGGGAGACTAAAGTCGTTGGGGTGACTCGTTAAGAGCCAATAGGCTATGGGTTTCCGCCACGGGTTGAGCTCTACGCCCATGCGGATCATGTTGCCGTTGTTGGCCGCTCGGTTGAGGTTGTGGTCTAGAAGCTCAGGCTCAATGAGTTGCAATGAAAAGCTGAAGTCGTTGGGGTAGCCAAGCACCTTGCGGATCAGGGCCTCCCCGTCTCGCGCTAATGTCATTAAAATCAACTGCTCGGCTTGTGTTCTCGGCAAATCGCCCGCAACGGTGAAGTTGCGTTTATCAGAAAATTCCCGCCAAGCTTCCTCAATTTGGTTGTTGAGGTCGGTATCTAGCTCGAAGCCCATGGCTTTCATTCTGCCTTGTCGTTGAAGCTGAATTACTTGCCGCACTGGCAAGGTGCGCGCGCTGCCCGCCGTGGCCACGGTGACTTTGCTTTGAAAGTTAAATCCTTCACTGCCAATGACATTGAACGCTAAGAGGTTAAAGTATCTACGCACGTAATCGTTGTCGTGCTCGAGTTCGCGACAGCGGTTCCGAAGGGTTTCAAGGCTACCAAGTACTTTAGAATCAATGCTTTCGCCACCGCTCAGCCAATCGGCGTTGAGCCGGCCGCCAAGCACGCCCGCAAAGGTTCTGGCACCGTGTTTTTGTCCCTTTTTTGCCGGGAAAAAGGTCGGCAAATGGCGTTGTAAAAGGTCTTTAATCATAAGGCACCTATACGAATTGAGTCTTGATATAGCGCCGATTCGGCTTGCCACTGGCTTTGGCCACCTCTGCGGCTCGTTCAGCGCGATACTGTTGCAGCATTGCGCGCGCCTGCTCAGGGTTAATGCGCGTGATCCCAAGGTTCGCCAGGCTGCGCGTGATAATGTTCGTGCCCGCGTGCTTTTCCAGATACTCCTCCAGCGCATCGATCATCTTCTGCGAATGACTACGCGTGTCGCTCACGGAAGCTGGGTCTGCCAGTACGAGAAAACTCCCGCTGCCCGCGCTAACATTCTCACCAGCAAGGGATAAACGCGCGCTCCAGTGCAGCGTGCCGATTGGCCACAGCGCCGAATCCGCCGCGGAAACCGTCACTGTGAACTCATCGCCGTCCGCGCTAGCGACTACTGGAGTAATCGTGGCCGTACCCTTTTCCGCTCGGAAATAATACGTCAACGTCCAACCAGCGGACGCCGGGTAATCCGTGAACGACTTTCGCCACTTCAACGTGTCCCCCGCCGATACCTTCCCGCTCGGCTCCCCACTTAACTCAGGTGCACTCATACACCTATGCCAACCTTGTAAACCTCGCTACTCCACTCCCATCAACTCAACGGCTGCTGCTTATCGATTAAAGCAAAGCAGGGCGCGCACTTTTTGCTCGACACTCTTAAGCGCTTCCCCAGGTGCTTTGGCAATGAATTGAACATGGCGTCTCTCCCAGTCCATGTTCTTGAGGTGGTCACTCAAGACTGCCCCGTTTACAGCTTTTACCTCCCTTGCCTCCGATAAAGGTCATCGCCGCCAGAGAACAATCCACGGAATCGCCAGCTCAAGATTTAACAATTATAGGATTTAGGCAAGCGAAATCCTTAGTGCTTGATTCTCTTGGTTTTTTGGTTTTGCAAAACAAAATTAATGTCGTTAAATTTCAACAAGTTAGCTTTTTTGCTGCGTAAGTCCTAAATTATCTAGTCAGGTTCTCAAAGCGACCCACTGTGTCGCTTGAGATAATTTCTTGAACTTTAATTCCGCTTAGAGTAATCTCTAAAAAGTATTATGCAATGATTGTATCGTTTCGCTGTAGAGATACTGAAAAATTTTTTCATAACCAACCAGTTAGGCGGTTTATAAGCATTGCCAAGCAGGCGCGCATTAAGCTTAAGCTTCTCCATGCCATTGACAGTTTGGATGATTTGCGCTCTCCACCGGGGAATCGCCTAGAAACCTTGAAAGGAACGCGTCAAGGCCAGTATAGCATTCGTATCAACAAACAATGGCGTATTTGCTTCAATTGGCATGAAAACAACGCCCACGATGTTGAAATAATTGATTACCACTAAGAAAGATATGGGAAAATTGCTAGAACCTATTTTGCCAGGAGATGTTTTATTGGAAGAATTCATGAAACCGCTAGGGATTAGTCAGAATCGGCTTGCACGAGATATTGATGTTCCTCCTAGCCGTATTCATGCGATTATTCATGGCAAACGCGCGATTAATGCAGATATGGCCTTGCGCCTTGGTAAATATTTTAACACTTCGGCACAAATGTGGATGAACCTACAAAGCCACTATGATCTCGAATGTGCTCAGCAAGAGATATGGCCAAAGATTGAGCTGCGAATACGTGCTCAGGAACTTTGCTGATATACTGTGGCCTTTGCTAGCCCACGAGCATTCATAGCGTCCCTCACTCAGCTCAGTCCTCGAAGAAGCTGCGTCTGGGAGGCCTTTTGGGTTGGTCTTTTTTGTGGGTTGGAGATTGTTCCTTTTTTTGCGATTTCGCGAGGGCTTGGAGGCGGGTGTGTTCGCGGTCGAGGTGGACACCGGAGAGGATCAGCGCGGCAAGGGCGTAGACGCGGATGTCCAGCGCTTCGTTGGCTTGGTGATCCTGGAGCTTTTTCCAGCGCCGAACTTTGAAGCCGAAGCGGTCGCGCTCGATGACGGCGGTTTCGGCTGTGAGTTGCTTGAAGAACGCTTCGTCGTAGCTGCTCGGAAAGTGCATGTACCGCGCGCCGGGGTCGTTGATTTTCAAGCTGGAGTAAATGTAGTCTTTGCACGTGTCCGTCCCGGCGTGGTACAGCCGAATCTTCGGTCGCCCAACGCGGCTGCCCGCCCCGGCAATCGGCCGGCCTTCGCCGGGCACGCCTTTAATTGGTACAATTCGCTGGCGCGTGCGCGGTCGGCAAAAGCTCTCCACTTCGTCCGCCTTGAAGCCGTGGTCAACGCACGTCCATCTCACAACTATCTGTCCCAGAACGGGATGCTCCCACGGGTCAGACAAAAACGCGTCCAACTTGTCCCACACCCCACGCAAGCTAGGGTCGCCGAAAAACGCCCGCCGCGCAATTCCCCAGCACTCGCGCCCAGCTCCCCAGCCGACAATTTCCGCCTCAAGTCGGTCGTGTTGCACGTCCACGCCAGCGGTCAATATCAGCACTTGTTCCGGTACGCCGTCGTAGTCTTCCCGCCGCTCAAAGAGGCCTTCCCAATCCACTTTTTCGGTCGCTTGTTCGTAGGACAGGGCCAGGATCGTGTTCCAAAACACCTGCAAACTCTCCGGGCCGCGCCGCTCGGCACTCTCAAGCTGCTCGGCAATATAGTGCGCCTGGCTGCGGTAGCCCCTTTTCACTGGCCAGGGACTGTAAAAGGCGTTCATGTGGAAGCCCGCAACGCCCGCAAACGGCCGCGTCGCCTGCCACTCGCCAGCAAAATACATCGCTACACGTGCCTCTTCATCAATGACTTGCTTGCAGTTCGGACAAATGAGCACCGCTTCTTCGGGCTTGCCCTTCGGGAAATCCAGCATCCCCAGCTCGAACACCGTCGCCGTGCCGCAATGAACGCACGGCATCGTCCAAAACCGCTGATCTGAACGCTCAAAGTAGTCGTCAATTCGGCTGCTATGCTTCAGCGCCGGCGTCGAAGCCACGATCTGCACGGCGTTTTGGATGCTTTCGCCGCGCTTCCAAAAGAGGTCGAGCGGGTCGCCTTCGAGGCTGCCTTCCATCACGTCGATCTCGTCGGCTATCAGCACACCTGCTGACTGTCCGCGAAGCGCGCTCGGCGAGTTCGCGCCCAGGAGCGAAATGGTGCCGCCGGGGAAACTTTTCGTCAGGATCGTGTTGCCGCTGTCGCGGGAGCGCGCCGGGCGGATGCACTCGGCGAGCGCTGGCGTGTCGCCAATCATCCGTTGCAACTTGTTCTTTGAGAAGCGTTCCGCGGCTTCTACGACGGGGTACATGACCATGATGTTTTTCGGGTCGTGCTGGATGAATTTGCCGATGATATTCAGCAGACATTGCGTCTTTCCAACGACTTGCGACGCGCCTTGGTAAACAACCATCCGCACGCCCTCCTCATCAATCGCGCGCATCATCCCCTTTTGATGCGGGGCGTGCCGCGTGTGGTATTTTCGCGCCGCACCGCCGCCCGGGCTCGGAACGTACGCGTGCCGGTCTGCCCACTCATCCGCCGTCAACGGCTCCGGCAGCGCGAGCCACGGCCGCACTCGCTCCCACACTTCCCGCTGCTTCGGCGTTAATGCAATGCTCACTCTGCTTGAAGACTGCTTCCGGGCGTTAATAAAGCTTCAGGCGCACAAAACTTTTCAGGCGGTCTTGGCGATCAACCACTCGCACGCGCTCCCAAGTGTCGTCAATGGATTCCACCAAATCTCCAAGGCTCGTCTCCGGGAACCCTTCAGAGCGCGGATCCACTGCTTCCCAGGCATTGTCATCCGCTATATCTCCGCTAAACTCAACAGCATACCTCACTCCATAATTCTCAAACAGCCCTTCCTTGCGCCTCACGAATTCCATCGCCAAATGCTGCTTCTCGTCGCTTGTCTTATGCAAAAAAACGGTGTAGCCGCGCTGAATTTTCCCAGGCTCCACGTTCTGTAAGTCCGCATCTTTCTGTTTCGGCGATAGGTTCAGGGCGTATTCGCGGAAGTTTTCTAACCCATCGCCGTCTGGGTCGGCTTCCGGACCCACAAGCGCAGGCTGCCCGCGCTCCAACTCGCTGAAATGCTGCGCCAGCCAATTCAGCCAAGTTGTTCGCTGCTCAAACGGTATCTGAACTACCACCCGAATCGCACCGCTAACTTGAAAACCTTCTGCTCCATTCTTGATCACCAGCACCGTGTAGTCGCCGGCATCACCCTCACTCACCTCTTCTAGCCACAATGAAGCGTATGTCTCCCCTGGCAACGGATCGCCATTCCTCCGCCATTGATAGCTGTAGTCCCC